TTTTTCACTTTTTTTGATTTTTTTTCCATTCTTCCCAGGCTTCTTCGAATCCTTCTTCATAACGATAAGACTCTTCATTGTGCCATATCCTTCTCAGATACGAATCACCAGTTTTAAGCACTTCGTCTTCAGGCCAATTAGGAATATATCCTTTGACTATCCATATTAGTTTGTATGCTTCTTTAAGTTCCATCTACAAATTTTTGGGTAAGTGGGAATATTTCGGTGATTGCTTTTGCACAGGCAATTGCAACTTCTTGACATTCTTTCTGAGTACCATTCGCTGATCTGAGTTCAATGAAATGTATCCAAGAACGAAGTGTTCCATTCATATACATCCTTGATTCTGTTAATCCTTCAGGTAATACTTTACGAGCTATCTCTTTTGCGATACCATTTTCGATGGCGAATTCATATGCTTTATTTGCTGCATTGATTACTTCTGATTGTTTCTTTAACCATTCGACTTGCAGATAAGATCGAGCATCACTGTCTTCCATGTCAATAGAGTTTTGTCGATTCTTTGGATCTTGCTGTCGAACTTCAGTAGTAGGTATCATCTTCAGATCTTCAAGTGGATTAGCATATCTTTGACTGAACTCTTGAAAAGAGAATGATCGATGTCGTAATATCTGTCTTGCGATGTCTCGTGTAGTTTCAATCTCTAAGCAAGCAGACACCATCTCGAAAGGCGACCAGTGCTTGTGCTTTGCGAGATAGGATAGTAAACGTTCGGACGTTTCTGCGTTGTTTTGGTTTGAGGGGTTCGAGACACGGGCGCAATACGCAATGAGTTCTTGGATGTCTTCTCCGACATATAAACTCTCTGGGCATTGCGAATAACTGATGAGTCTAACATTCATTTAACCAATTCCATTATAGCAATATAGAAACCATAGCCAAACAAACTCCATAATACAATGAAGCCAACAATACTTGTTTCTTCCCAACCATACTGGTCTTTGAAACCGAGTCTTCTAAATAATTTATCCATCATGGTATATATCCTAAGCACCAATTTTCTGCAGCATCTTCTGCGTATCTTAAACTATGGATGGTTCTTTCGCCTCTATGCTCTGTAACCATCTGACGATTTTCTCTGAGTTTTTTTCTTTCCCAGAACTCTACTTCAAATAGATCTTCTGTTAAATTATGAAAGATAATTGCCTCACGGTGAGGATAAGTTTGATCACCCCAGTGTCTGCTAATTTCTTTTCTCATTTATTCCTCTATAGTAATTGACCAAAAGCCAGAACCAGTTTCAAATGGGTCATGATAGAACGTTCTATCAGGATTCGCTTCTTTGAATTCGTCAATCGCTCTCATACAACCCTCATGATCAGGATGATAATCATCCCCGCAAATCATCTTTGTATTTTTAAGATAAGTAAGTTCTTTCTTTACGTTCGCATAACTGTGATAACCATCTACGTAAGCAAGATCCCAATTATTATCCTGTTCTAATACTTCAAGGCTTCTTGTTTGATGTACCTTTTTCAAATGTTTTCTTTTCGGATGATAAGATACATAATGATCAAATACGGCTCTTTGATCTTTGTCCATGTATATACTCATACCATACATTACAGACGCGTTATGAGAATGTTTCGCCTTTACACCATTAATATGATGGTGTTTCAATGCGAGTTCATTCATTTGAAACGTATCACATGTATGAAGCTCTACACCCTTTTGTATTCCATCAAGTATTGCCCATGTAGATCCACCCCATGCACAGCCAATTTCGAGTATTCTTCCTGATTTTAATCTCGAAACATATTCTGTAAGGTGATCGAGATGCGTGGGATTATTAAATCCTGCGACATCCATATAAGATTCTGGTGTTTTAGGTAAAACTATCATATTAAAATTTGAAATCCTTGAATTTTGCCATTCCTTCTCCAGTACCGGACTTATCAAAAACTGGAGTATCATCGGTGAGAGTTTGTTGATTTTCTTCTACGTCAAATAATCTCATCTTACTTCTATCTATACCGATCACAAAGCGCTTATGGTGAGTAGGATCATTGTAACGATTCTTCAATTGTTTGACCATAATCTGACCAGTTTGTTCTAGCTCTTCGGTGGAAATAAGAGCAAACATAAGATCCGCAGTAGCTGGTAAACCAAAGCTTTCAGACGTATCTTCAAGACCGACATCGCTATTTGTATATCCACTACGAGTAGTTTGAGTCGCAGAAAATATAGGTACATCAAACTCGACAGCAAGACCACGAAGTTCTTCGGCAATTGCTTTAATATAGTTGTAAGAATTGATCGATCCTCCCATACCTTTCATTCGAGACGAAGCACAGATATTCAAGTAATCAACAAAGATAATATCTGGTTCGAACTGACGTTTGAGTTTTAGTTCGTTAAGGAGAGCTCGAAAATGACCAGCATGAGCGCTACCAGTAGGATACTCTTTAATAATGAGCTTACCATTAGTCTTCGTTGATAGGTGTTTGACTTTGTCGCTGAAGATTGTTTTAGGTGTGCTTTCAAGTTGGTCAATTGGGATGTTGAGAAGATTGGCATCGATCCTCTCTGCAATTTTCTCTTCAGCCATTTCCATGGTAATATAAAGAACGTTTCGACCATCCACGAGAGCACTTGAAGCAACATGACACATAAATAAAGACTTACCAACCCCGGTGCCAGCAAGAGCAATGTTAAGAGTCTTGTTAGGAATACCGCCTTTGGTGATGGAATTGAAGTATTCAAGGTCGAATGGAATTCGGCTCTCATCTCTGTTGTAGAATTCCCATCTTTCTTCTGCGTTGTCGACATAATCATGACCTACATTTGTATCGAAGGCAACACCAAGAGCTTTTGATAAGAGATCAGGCAGTGCACCTTTCGTTAGAGTTTCATGTTTACCATCGATAATGGATATCGATTCCATAACTGCGTTATAGATTGCTCTGTCTTGACACCACTTTTCTGTAGTATCAAGTAACCACTTCTCATCGATTTCTTCTCTCGAAAAGAGTTGTGGTATAATATCGATAGCGACTGTATAGTTCTCACCACTAAGTCGATCAGACTGATCAAGTTCAATCTTGAATGATTCAGCGGTTGGAAGCTTGTTATACTTACCAACGAATTTACCTGCTTCGTTAAACAGTATACGATAGATGCCTTCAAAATAATCAGGCTTTATAAACGGAAGAACTTTCCGCATATAGTCTTCGTCAGTCAGAATGTTCCGAAGTATCGTCTGTTCTAAGTTGGCTTTCACGCTCTATTGTCTCCAGTTCTTGTTTTTCAATAGCGATTGCAATTATATCTTCAAGGAGTTTACCACTAAACTGTTGAAGATCCGGATCTTCTGTTGTAAGATCGGCATCAGGTGAGCTGATAATTTGATATGAGAACGACATTGACGCTTCATCTTCATTACCATCTTCTTCATTAAAAGAAATCTCACCAAACTTCAATACAGTTTCGTTGTATACTCCTTCAAGTATTCTTACACCCCAAGCTTGCTCATGCTCTTCAAGAGGTATAAGTTCAAAAGTCTTATTCTCTTCATGATTCATTTTCGATATCCAAATCGTTTGATCTGTTACCACCAATAGAGAAGCTTTCTTTTATGTAGTCTGCGAAGTCTGTTTCTTCGAAGATCGGCTGCCAGAAGCTTTCTTCGAGAGTTTCTTTTTCTCGTACTTTCGATCCAATAAACTCTCCAGTGTCCATATCGACCCGACTATACCAACCATTAGAAGGTTTAGCCACGTACTTACCTGCGAGTGCAACGTCAAGTAAGCCAGAAAACCGATGCACACCACCGTCCCAGCTAACGCCAATAGGAATCTTGGATTTTTCTTTAACATAACGACTTTTCTCCACGTTAATTACAAAATCATAGCCGGTAACTTCTGTACCTTGTTTGTTCTGTCTACGACCAAGGATCCAGATATTATCAGCAGAATAGTAGATACCTGTACCGCCAGATACCACTGCTTTCGGGAATAGCCCGATTTCCATGTAAGTATGGTTAACAGCAATCAACGGAATATCTTTCATAGCAAGGTAAGGCGTTGTCATACGGAACAAACCTTTCAGTGCCTTTGCTCTTGACATATCTGCCACTGACTTTTCGTTGATCGCATCTTCGAGTTCTTTCTTTGAAGCGAGGTTGCCGACTGAATCAATCATGACAACCACTTTATCTTTACGATCAATTTCTTCAAGCTGACCAATCAAATCGAATTTTAGCTCTTCTACATTTGTAATAGGTGTATGAAGTACACGATCGGTATCGATATCGAATTGTTCGAAATAAGATTGCGGTGAACCAAACTCTGAATCATAGAATAGAAGTACGGCATCTTTGTATTTCTTCAGATACGCAGAAGCCATAATCAGACCGAAAGAAGTCTTGAAGTGTTTTGATGGGCCAGCAAGTACTGTCAAGCCAGGCGCAAGACCGCCTTCTGTTGAACCAGACAGAGCAACGTTCATCATAGGTACGTCTGTTTTAACCATGTCCTTTTCATTAAAGAACTTGGATTCAGACAGAACAGAAGTATGTTTAACTTTACTGTTCTTTTTAAGTTTATCCATTATCGACATATAAATCTCCTTCTGGATAATTATAACATATTTTAGGTGTTTTGTAAATAGTCTTTAGGGTCAATTGTTGGTTTCCAACCTAATTCTAACAGGTCAGTAATGTCAGCTGTATTGTCATGAGCCTCACATGGATCTCCAGGTCTCACTTCAATATTCGGATATTTGATTTTTGCTAGATCTGAGACAATATAGCCTTGCCCTGTACCAACGTCGTAAGCTGGTAGTTTTTCTATTGTACCTGTATTTATAAAGATCATGATAGCTTCTACGACATCATTTACATGTACGAAGTCACGAATATGATTAGTTGCGTACTCAAGCTTACCACTCATCATACGATCCATAAACATCACATCACGAGCGCCTTCACCATACACGGTCGTAAATCGAAGACCGACTTGGTTTGCGATTGAATACTTCGAGGTGTAGGCTGTTTCTTCGTTTACCTTTTTACTCATACCGTAAGGCGATAGATGCCAATCATGAATACAAGATGAAGAAGCATACACCATCGGAATCTGATTTACTCTACAGATATTTTGAATACGTGTAGTTGGAGTTACGTTATTATCCCAATATTTTTGTGGCTCTTTGATACTTTCACGAACATCGGCGTCAGCTGCAAGATGCACAACGAAATCACAACTATCGAGTTCCCATTGACTAATATCAACTCCACCATTATTGCGATCCCAACATACAACCTCATGATCTTCTTTCATGAGTCTTTCTACTAAATGGCTACCAATAAAACCTGTAGAACCTGTTACTGAGATTTTCATACCGCATTCTCCTTCTTAAACTTATCAGCAATTTGCAGACCAGAATTTACAGCCTGATGCATATCAATATAGACATACTGACCACAGCGACCAATAAACTGCATCTTTGGACTTGCTTCTGCCTTATACTTTTCATAGATTTTACGATTATCACCATTCACGTCTTTAACAGGATAGTAACGTTCCATGTCATTATCTTTATAATCACAAGGCTCTTCGAAAGTAAGTACAGAACAATGAGGGTTTTGACCATGATTTGGCATGTTCTTCCATTCTGTAACTCTTGTATATGGACCATCATGTGTAAAGTTTACAGTCACTGAAGGTAAAACCTTATTCATAGGAATTACCTTTTGGTGGAATTTTAGAGAACGATAGGGTAATTCACCGTGTTTGAAATCAAAGAACTCATCGATTGGCATGCAATTAAAACAATAATCATAGTAACCGAGCTTAGGTGCAAATTCATAGAATTCGGTATTCAAATGAATTCGAATGTTAGGATGAAACAACATCTTTTGAACCATTGCAGTATAACCTTGATCGGGTAAACCTTGATACGTATCATTCGGAAAATATGATTCATCTCGATTATCTTTAACAGGTACTCGCTTGATAATATTCGGATCAAGTTCTTCTAGCTCTTTACCCCACATTTTCTTTGTGTAAGGTCTGAAGAAGATGTCAAGGATATTTTCTTTACCAACTTTTTCAATTGTAGTTTCGTTTACCGGAAATGGCACATAGCTACCATCTGCAAGTTGAGCTTTTGCTTTATGACGATAATAAACAAAGTTAGTAAAGCGACTTAGATAATCCCATACACGTTTGTTGTTTGTATGGAAGAGATGTGGACCGTATTTATGGATGCGGATACCGGTATCATCCATATAGTCGTAAGCATTACCTGCAACATGATAACGTTTATCGATAATATCAATCTCATGACCTGCTTCTGCGAGTTCTCTTGCGACTGTTGAACCTGTAAGACCTGCACCAACGATTAGAATTTTCATAAGACTCTCCTTAACTCGTCTTGTTGTACGCCTTTATCCAGCGGGTGTGTCTTATATATGGCTTCTCTTTGGGCGTTCGCTACGTCTTCGAGTTGCTTATCGCTCATCATTGTAAGCTG